CAGCCTAAGTGGGTACAAGACGCACTTTATGACAATGATAACGATGCACGATCTGCCGCTAGAGCAATTGATTTGTACAAAGCTGATATGGGTATTGCTAAAAGCAAACCTACTAAAGATAAGGATGCAGCCAAGTCTGTATCTACAAGGAACTCAAGAAGTAGGCCACAAGACGATGAGTCTTCGACTTACTTAAAAGAATCACAAGTACAAAAGATGTCACCTCAACAGTATGAGAAGATGTCTGACGAGATCATGGAAGCTATCCGTAGTGGTAAGTTCATCTATGATGTATCTGGCTCTGCTAGATAATATATAAAAAAGTGTTGACAAATAGTTATTTTTACGTATAACTATAGTCAGAATAGTGTAACTGTATTGCGCAATATGGTTACACGACAATTCGCAAACAGCAAAGTCTTACGGATTACCTGAAGAACATGGCCCGTTGAATAGTAGGGCGGCCACCTTACTAAGATACGCACCCAAGTGAATCAGCCTCTGATTAGTCTTGTGAGTTTGTATCTGTGAAATGCTATAAAATTAGGAGAAAATATCATGGCTTTTACTACCGCAGCCGGGTATGGTAACCTTCCTAACGGCAATTTTAGCCCAGTAATTTACAGCAAACAGGTGCAGCTTGCGTTCCGCAAGTCAGCTGTTGCTGAAGCTATCTCAAATTCCGACTACTTCGGTGAGATTGCTAACATGGGCGATTCCGTGAAGATTATCAAGGAACCCGAAATCACAGTCAAGGCTTACGCCCGTGGTACAACCATCACGCCGCAAGACATTGACGATGAAGACTTCAACCTGACCATCGACAAAGCTAACTACTTTGCGTTCAAGGTTGATGACATTGAAGAGGCACACTCACACGTTAACTTCCAGTCACTGGCAAGTGATCGTGCTGCGTATCGCCTTGCTGACCAGTTTGACCAAGACGTTCTTGGCTACTTGTCAGGTTACAAGCAGTCTGCACTACATGCAAATGCTGACACAGTAAACACAACTGTTAATGGTTCTGTTGCTGTATCAACTGCAGGTACAGACGAACTGCTTGCCAGCATGAAGCTGGACGCAACTGATTTTGCTGGCACAGGTGTTGCTGGTCAGTCAATCTCAATCCTGCCACGTACAGGTGCAGGTGCCGTTCCAACTGGTAACGGCGAAGCAAACCCACTTCAGGTCATTGCTCGTATGTCACGTCTGTTAGACCAGCAGAATGTTGACACACAAGGCCGTTGGATGGTTGTTGATCCTGTATTCATGGAAGTTCTGAAAGACGAAGATTCACGTCTGCTCCAAGCAGATTGGGGTGGGTCAGGTCTGCAGAACGGTTTGGCTCTTCCAAACCTGCATGGCTTCCGTGTTTACGTTTCAAACAACTTGCCATCAATCGGCACTGGTTCGGCTACAACTGGTGGCATGAACGCCTCTAACTTTGGCGTGATTGTTGCTGGTCATGATTCATCTGTTGCAACAGCAGAGCAAATCAACAAGACCGAAACCTACCGTGACCCTGACAGCTTTGCTGACATTGTTCGTGGTATGCATTTGTATGGTCGCAAGATTCTTCGTCCTGAAGGTCTTGTTAACGCCATCTACAACTTGGCTTAAGGGGGGATTTAGACATGGCTAACATTACCGCAGTTCTACATCCCGCTTCAGGGAACTCACAGCGTGGACGCAATCCGTACTACGTTGATGTGACAATTGACCTGACTGCAAATAGCATTGCTCCCGGCGATACTATTCAGGCAATTACCGTACCTGCTAACACTCTGATTATGGGTGCTGGCTTCCAAGTTGTTGAATCTGCTACCATGAATACTGGTACAGATGCTACTGCTGCTCTTGGCTTCACTGGTGGTGACGTTGATGAGTTTGCCGCAGCACTGGACATTGATGGCGCAGCAGACGGGGCTTATGCTCCACAGGTTGCAATTGATGGACTAGCACCATCTACAACTGCTGACACAATTGATTTTGTATTGGCTGGTAGTGGTGCATCATTTACGGCTGGTAAGCTACGTGCTTATGCCATTATGATGGACATCAGCGATCAAGGTGATACGACTGCTAACGAAGTAGATCGTGACACCCTTGCCTAAATAATGTGTTGGGGGCAGGGCAACTTGCCCCCTCACTTTTCTATGAGATTTAATAAAGGACGCACAAATCATGGCAATCACAACTGCAATGTGTAACAGCTTTAAACAAGAACTTCTTGGTGGTGTCCATGATTTGGATACCGATTCTTTGAAGCTTGCTTTAATTAAAGCATCACCATCTGGCACTTATAATGCCAGCACAACTAATTATTCTGATGTAACTGGTAACTCTGATGAAGCATCGGGTACTGGTTATTCCGCTGGCGGTCAGGTTCTTGACGGTGCGGCTATTTCTTTGTCTGGCTCTACCGCTATTGTTGATTTTACAGATGAAGTATTTGCTGACGTTACTGTGTCTGCTGACGGGTGTATTATTTATAACACAGCAGCTAGTAATGCCGCTATTGCTGTCATTGACTTTGGTGGCACAGTAAGTGCTACTGCTGGTGACTTGACTATTGAATTTCCTACCGCTGATGCAAGTAACGCTGTAATTCGTATAGCGTAAGGAGTAGGCTATGGCAATCATAGCACAGTCTGCACGATATGGTTCAGGTTTATATGGAACATCTGAATATGGTGTAGTCAATCTTACCGCTAGTATTAGTGGTGTTTCTGCTACAGGTACTATTGCTAGTGTTGTAGCAGGTGGTTTTGAAGTAGATGTTACAGAACGTATTTCTACAGGTGTTAGTGCTACAGGCTCAGTAGGAACTTTAAATGTATTTATTAAAGTTTCTGTTGTAGGTGTTTCAGCTACAGGCACAGTCAATACTGTAAAAGAGAATATCAATACTCCAATAACAGGAGTACAAGCTACAGGTTCTGTAAACACTGTAGAAGAAAAGCCTACAGAAGCATTAGATAGTGTAAGTGCTACAGGTTCTGTTAACAATGTAACTGTTAACATTATAGAAAAACTAGGAAGTGTATCTGCAACAGGTACAATAGCTACTCTTACATTAACAGGTACAGCCAACGTAACACCTACAGGTGTTGAAGCTGTTGGTTCTGTAAATACTGTAGAAGAAAAACCAACTGAAGTTTTAAATAGTGTAAGTGCTACAGGTTTTGTTAATGATAACTTTACATTTAGCAATAGCCATGCTCTGACAGGCATACAAGGCACAACAGCACTGGGAACAATCATAAAAACTGCTGAAGTATTTAATTTCCAAGCTGTAGCAAATCAATACAGTCGTGCTAGAACAATCAAAATACCACGAGCAGCATAATGACTACAGCAGCAGAAAGAACAATAGATATACCGTTTGAAAGCAGGAAAGTGTATATTCCTCGTGGTACAACTTCAGATGACAGAACGGTACTGATTAAGTTTGAAAGCAGAACTGTTTATATAGAAAGACAATCTACATCTGCTGAACGTACTGTGATGATAACGGAGTTATACTAAATGTCGTATCGTTGGCCTATTAAAGATAAAGATGAAACACTTGACTACAGTGCTGATTGGTCACGTTTTCTGGATACTGCAACAATTAGTTCTGTACAATGGTATGTACAAACAGATAGCATTGGTAAGACACTCCTTGCATCTGGTCAAGACTTAACTACAGCTTCTGGTGGTACAGTTACTGACAGTATTCAAAATGTTTCTCAATCAAATACATCAACAGTGGCTACAATTAATCTGGGTAGTGGTGTAAATAATAGAGAGTATACATTTACATGTCGCATGACAGACAGCACAGGCAGTACTGCAGAGCGTACTATTAAGCTACGTATTAGAGAGAAGTAAAACATATGGCGTATGAATTTCTTGGTCTAGTAAATGACATTAACAGACGCTTAAATGAAGTTGAACTAACTTCTGCAAACTTTGCTACTGCTGCCGGATTTTATGGGCAAGCAAAAGATGCAGTCAATGCTTCAATTCGTTATATCAATCAGTCACAGTATGAGTGGCCCTATAATCATGTAGAACAAGAGGACACTCTATCTGTAGGTGTATCACGTTATCCTTTTCCCACAGACTGTAAAGTAATTGATTTTGATACATTTAGAATTAAAGAAGATACTACATTAGGTAATAACACTGTAAAATTACCTATTTTATCTTATGAAGAATATCTTGACAAGTTTGTAGATCAAGAGTATAATAGTTCTTCAACAACTATAGGACAGGGTGTTCCTCAGTTTGTATCTCAAGCACCATCGCTTGAATATATTGTAACTCCTGTACCGAACAATGCATATAAACTCATATATGAATATTATCGTATTCCTGTAGACTTGGCATTGTATGATGATGTGCCAGTTATTCCTGAACGGTTTAGACATATTATTGTAGACGGTGCAATGCACTATGCCTATCTTTTCCGTGGCAATACACAAGATGCTTTGGTTGCTAAAGAGAAGTTTGAAGAAGGTATTTCGCACATGAAGTCTATGCTAATCAATCGTTATAATTATGTACGTTCTTATCTAATTGTGCAAAACACTGGTGGGGGCGGTAGAACAGGCTATTCAAGGCTTCCTCTGTAATGGACAAATGGCAAACTTATCCTGTAGAATTTCGTGGTGGCCTAGTAACAAATTTAAGTCCTTTACAACAGGGCATAAATGCACCCGGTTCTGCTCGTATTCTTCGTAACTTTGAACCATCCATTGAGGGTGGTTACAGGCGCATTGAAGGCTACGATAAGTATGACCCAGCAATTATACCGCCTTATGGTGAGCCTGTTGTACACGGTGATGGACAAAGCGGCACTGGCTTAATTGTAGGCGCAATACACACTACACCAGTAGCAGGTGATGGATTATCACTAGATGGTGGATTAGTAGCTGGTGCAGCGCAGACAGGTACAAGCCTAGACGTAGATGATTTAGACGTAGCACCATCGGCTAGTGACACTTTTACAATTGCAGGTGACACAACAGTATATACAGTCAGTGCAGCAACGGCTCTTGTAGGTACAGCATCTACTCTGACAATTACACCAGCTATTACAGTAGCACCTGCAGATAACGCAGTTCTTTCGTTTAGATATACTATAGCATCTGGTGGCGTATCTTTTGATGCTACAAATAACAGAGCAACACTTACGCTAGACCAGACAATGGTGGTTAATCCATCAAACGCAGACGTAGTTACCTTTGTAAGCACCATATCCGACTATCGTGCAATTGGTGTAGCAAGCTGGGAAGACCAAGCTGTTGTAGCTAAAAATGCAGATGTGTTTAAGACATCAGGCACTGGCTTTACAAAGATAAATGTCTATGACTATGGCGCACCACTTGTAGATGGTGCAGCCCAAACAGGAACTAGCCTTGTTGTAGATGGCATTACAGGTATACCGCAAGCTGGTGATGTATTTAAAATTGCAGGCATTGACCTTGTATATACCTTAACTGCAGATGCAGTTGTAACAAGTGGGGCAGCAACATTAGCTATTAACCCGGCACTTGCAACTAGCCCAGCAGATAATGCTGTAATTACGTTTATCTCTATCAATAGAGAAGGCGCATCTAAAGTACGGTTTGCTAAATATAACTTTAACGGTACTGAAAAGATAGCAATGGTAGATGGGGCAAACTCACCTGTATTGTACGACAACAATGATTTTATCGTACTAAACGATGCACCAACAGATGTAATAAGTGCTACACATGTAGTAGAACATAAAAAGTCACTATTCTTTGGTAAGGGTTCTGTTTTATCTTTTACTGCACCATATGCCGATAGCAGCTTTGATGTAGCGGCAGGTTCAGGTTCCATCAATGTAGGTGGCACAATTACAGGACTGGTTGTTTTTCGTAATCAGCTGATTATTTTTACAGAGAAAAACATTCAGCAGTTACTTGGTAACACACTTGCAGACTTTAATCTGCAGCCAATCACAAGAGATATAGGTTGCCTTGAAGGTGACACAATACAAGAGATTGGCGGGGATGTAATGTTCCTTGCACCAGATGGATTAAGACTATTAAGTGCAACAGAACGAATTGGCGACTTTGGACTTGCTGCAGTATCTAAAGTTATTCAGCCAAACATGACTAGGTTTATTGCGGCAAATACAGACTTTACTAGCTGTGTAATTCGTGAGAAGTCACAATACAGAATATTAGGCTTTAACAACAACATTACACAAGAAAATGCTCAAGGCATTATTGCCACACAGTTTGCTGAACAAGGTGGTGCTGGTACAGGGTTTGCAGAAACACGTGGTATACGTGCTTATGTAGCAGACAGTAATTACAATGAAGCTGTAGAAGTTGTACTGTTTGCAAATGATGATGGCTACTTATATCAGATGGAGTCGGGCAATAGTTTTGATGGCAACAATATTCAAACAACATTTGCTACACCTCATCTGCCAATTCAAGACCCAAGAGTACGTAAGACATTTTACAAATTATTTCTTTACACAGACCCACAAGGTAGTGTAAACTTTGATGTAAGTCTTAAACTTGATTTTGATACACAAGGAACAATTCAACCTGCCCCAATTAGTTTTGCAAACACATCAGGTGTTGTAGGCTTTTACGGAGTAGGAACATTCGGAAGCACAAGCTACGGAACAAAACTGTTAAAGTTATTTGAAACACAGATTATAGGTTCAGGATTTGCCGTTTCATTTCAGTTTGAATCAGACGGCACAGACCCACCATTTTCACTGGATGCAATCACAGTTGAGTATGGTATTCATGACAGAAGGTAGAGGACACTATGGGTACAGGCTACACTCGTAACGATGTCAGTAATAACATTGCTGATGGTAACATTATTAATGCGTCAGACCTTGATGGTGAATTTGATGCGGTAGAATCCGCATTTAACTCATCGACAGGTCACACGCACGATGGCACGGCTGCAGAAGGTGGAGCAATCACAGTTGTTGGTCCAGTACAAGACCTTGTTGTAAGTGCCACTGAAGTTAAACCAAAAACAACAAATACACTTGACTTGGGTACATCAGGCTTGCTTTATAAAGATGCATACCTGCAAGGCAATATGTATTTCCGTGATACTGCACTTAAGATTGTATCAAGCGCAGATGGTCAACTTGATATTGATGCCGATGTTGAACTGGAACTTGTAGCCCCCACAGTTGACATTGATGCCTCTACTGCTCTGACTGTTGATACTGCCTCTACCACATTTACCTCTACACTATTTAATGTTACAGGTTCCGCTAATATCACAGGTGACCTTGACGTAGATAATATTAACATTGATGGTAATACAATTATTAGTACGGACACTAACGGTGCTATTAACATTACACCAAACGGTACTGGTGCAGTTAACATTACAGCAACAACAAATATCACAGGTGACCTAGACGTTGACAATATTAACATTAATGGTAACACTATTATCAGTACGGATACAAACGGTGACGTTAACATATCACCAGATGGAACTGGTACTGTTGTAATTGATACAGACCTAGACGTTGATAATATAAATGTAAATGGTAATACTGTTTCATCAACTAATACTAACGGTGATATTAATCTGTCACCAGATGGAACTGGTACTGTAGTTATTAACACTGACCTAGACGTTGACAACATCAACATCAATGGTAACACCATCATCAGCACAGATACAAATGGCAACATTGCCCTGACACCTAATGGTACAGGCGAGGTGGACATCAGTAAGGTGGACATTGCCTCTGGTGAAATTGATGATACAACTATTGGTGCAAACAGTGCTGCTGCTGGTACATTTACAACGCTTTCCGCTACAACGCTTGGCAGTTCTGTAGACTTAAATAGTCAAGCACTTACAAATGCAAACATTGACAGTGGTGCTATTGATGGCACTGTTATCGGTGCGAATAGTGCTGCCGCAATCACTGGTACAACAATCACTGGTACATCCTTTGTGACCACTGGAGATATGACCTTCGGCGACAACGACAAGGCCATCTTTGGTGCTGGGTCTGACCTTGAGATTTATCACGATGGTAGCAACTCAATCATCAACGAGGCTGGCACAGGTTCACTAAAGTTTCAATACGGCGGTACTGATGGCGTTGTGTTTGACAGCAGCGGCAACGTGGGCATTGGGACTACGGTACCCTCGCACAGAATATCTGTAGAAGGCACGGCCAACAATCAAAATAGTGAGATAAAGGTTACAGCTACGGCTGTGGCCTCTGGTTATCTTGGGTCTAATTCTAACGGTTTCAATATCGGAACTGACAGTTACGGAATTGTGTTCAAAACAGGCGTGACTGGCGGCGGCTCTGTTGGTAATACCGGCACAGAACGTATGCGCATCGACAGCAGCGGTCGGGTAGGAGTCAATGTTACGTCACTAAGCAAGAGATTGTCTGTTGGAGTTCCCCTTAGTGACACTGATGGTCTTGCACTTATTTACAGCGGCGACCCAAAAGGCGGCATATTGCTAAGTCCTACTACCGGCGAAGTGCGTATGGGTGCAATCAACTCCAGCGGCACTTATTTTCCTACTTTCTACTCTAATAACTCAGAAGCAATGCGCATCACCAGCAGCGGCATCGTAGGCATTGGGACGACTTCGCCAGCAACAGCAACAGGCGGTGGCATAGATATTGAGAGGGCTGGCGGTGCATCTGTAAGACTTGACGACACAACAAACACTGTCACTGGTGAATTACAGGTTTACTCGTCAGGTATGAACCTTGCTACTGTAACCAATCACAATATTCTTTTTAGCACCAATAACTCAGAACGTATGCGCATCGACAGCAGCGGCAACGTGGGCATTGGGGTAACTCCAGCTACTACGCAAACACTTACTACACAAATAACTAACGGATTAAGTTTATTTGGCAACAATACTACGCCTTATGGCTTTATCAGTAGCAATCACGTTTGGGCTACAGGTACTGGAGACAAGTATTTAGTCAGCGGCTATGGTGCTTCGTACTACAAACAGTATTCAGGTGTTCACACTTGGGCAACAGCACCATCAGGTACGGCAAACAATCCTATCACCTTTTCAGAAGCTATGCGCATCGACAGCAGCGGCAAGTTATTTAAGGGAAGAACGACAGCTTTTGGTGGGGCTAATATTGCGAATGAAGGTGCTGAATTTTCTGCCATCGGCAACGCTGCTTTAGGCATTGGACGGGGCAGTGCTGACTTAGGTGCTTGTGTTAGGTTCTTTTCAGTTCCTGCTAGTGGAACAGGAACTATTGTCGGTTCAATTAGCATCACAGCCTCTTCAACCGCCTACAACACCTCATCCGACTACCGCCTCAAAGAAAACATCACAGACGCTGATGACGCTGGAAGCAAGATTGATGCAATACAGGTACGTCAATTTGATTGGATAGCTGACGGCTCCCATCAAGACTATGGAATGATTGCACAGGAATTGCAGACAGTTGCGCCTGAAGCTGTATCCGGCAACCCAGACAGCGATGAGATGATGGGGGTTGATTATAGTAAATTAGTTCCTATGCTCATTAAAGAAGTACAGTCATTGAGAGCCAGAGTTGCAGAACTGGAAAACAACTAATTGGTAGCCGATTAAATGCGCTTGAAAGTTAGTGAAGTAAAAACAGGAACAGACCCAAGATATTGGGCGATATTTGAAAGGCAGAAACTCATACACGAACACATTGCAGAACATGGGATGGTAAATCCGATTGTTGTAAATAGCAATTACGAGTTACAATTTGGTGGGTGTCGTTTTCAGTATGCAGTCTTAAATGGATTAGAATATATTGACGTTATTATCTGCAATGACATAAAAGAAATTAATCGTCTTCAAGATGAGCAATCTGGTTATGAATATAATTTTTTACCAGAACATTTAATTGAAAGAAGACAACATACAGCCTAACAGGAGAAACAAATGGCTAACACATACACTTGGGATTTCCCAACATTAGACACAGCCCCTTCTGAAGATGGCTTGTCAGACGTAATCAAAACAATTCACTGGCGCATCACCGCTGTCAGTGACAGTGAGCAAGATGCAGAGGGTAACTATCTGTCAGCATCAATATACGGCACAGCATCCCCTGAACTAGACCCAGATAACTTTGTTGCATTTAACAGTGTGACAAAGGACTGGTGCAAAGAGAAGGTGCTTGCTTCACTGGGTCAAACAGAAGCTGACTTACAGGCAAATCTGGACACCCAGATTGACAACCTTGCTAACCCACCTATCGTACAAAAAGTACCTGCTGGTTGGTAAGCGATGGAAATGACCAGCTTAATAGACACGTTACTTGCCCTAGTGTTGGCTGGTGGTGCGTGGTGGGCTAATGGTATTACCCGTGAACAGAAGCGCATCGAAATCTTGTTGAATAAAACAAGAGAAGACTATGCAACTCGCATGGAACTACGTGACGATATGCGGCAAGTTATGGATGCCTTGCATCGTGTCGAGGATAAGTTGGACAAAGTATTGAGTAGGGATTAAGTGAATGGCAATGTTTAAAGCATTTAAGCCTAGTGGCATGGAAAAGATAGCACGTTCTATGGGCTATCAAGGTAATATGCAAGGCTTTCAAGATTACGTATCGCAAGACCCTATGCGTCAACAGCAAATGCAAAACTACACTAATCAAGCTATGCAAATGGCAAAGGGTGGTGTAGTACGTAAGATGCAGACTGGTGGTTTAACATTAGGTGCTGCTGTAATGCCAAAGTACTATAACCCACAAACTGGACAAACATATTTAAACAAACAAGCTGCACCTGATCCATCTGTTTTACTACCATATAATTTACCTACTGGCCCCGGTGCTGGTGGTAACATGACATCTGCTCAGTTACAGCAAGCAGGTGCGGCTACTCCTACACCTCCTACAACTACAACACAACAACCAGTCACTACAGGTTACACAGGCGTAACTGGCACACCTATTGCTACACCACCGGCTCCCTCTACAACTGGGCAGCCCGGTGTAACAGACTTTACTGTACAGCAAATGTACGCACCCGGTGTGCCTGTCGGTGGTGAAACAATAGCTACAGGCATTGGCTATGATCCATCACAAGACATTGCCGCAGGCACAGGTGCTTTAACAGGCACAGTTGCTACACCTACAGCCATGGCACTTACAGCACAAGCAGCACAGCCAGCACAGACAACAGCTAATGTAATGCAGGCAGCACAAGCAGCACCGGGTGTAGATAGTGCAATGAACGCCACTCAAGCTGCACAGGCTAACCCACAAGACCCACGTGCGCAGATTACTGCTGCACAGCAAACAACATCTTCTGTAGGCAACTTGACTGCCGCACAGGGCAATGCTTTCCTTATTAACAACCCAGTACAACGTCAAATACAGCAAGGTGAGTTAATCTCAGGTGTAGCTAATGCGCAAACAGCTTCACAGTTTACTGAGCAAATCCAAGCTGCACAAGCTACGCCTTCTCAGCAAGCTACTGTACAAGGGCAACTGAGCAACCTGATGCAACAGTTTCAAGGTGGTAACACACCAGCTTGGGCTGCAGGTGCTATGCGGAGTGTTACTTCCGCTATGGCTGCTAGGGGTTTAAGTGCATCTAGTCTTGCAGGACAGGCAATGGTGCAGGCTGCTATGGAAAGTGCATTGCCTATTGCGCAGGCTGATGCTCAAACACAAGCACAGTTTGAAGGACAAAACTTATCTAACAGACAGCAACGTGCCATGCTTGCTGCACAACAACGTGCGCAGTTTATTGGTCAGGAGTTTGACCAAGCGTTCCAGTCACGTGTACAGAACTCTGCACGTATTGGTGATATAGCTAACATGAACTTCACTGCTGAACAGCAGGTACAGCTAGAGAACTCACGTGCTGTGAATACAATGAACCTGAACAACCTGTCTAACAGTCAGGCAATGGTCATGGCTGAAGCTGCTGCACTGGCACAGTTAGACACAGCTAATCTAAGTAATCGCCAACAGTCTGCAGTGCAGAACGCACAAAACTTCTTGCAGTACGACATGGCTAACTTGTCTAACAGGCAGCAGACTGAACTGTTTAAAGCACAACAGCGTGTACAGTCATTGTTCACAGACCAAGCTGCTACTAATGCTGCTGCACAGTTTAATGCAACCAGTCAAAATCAAGTTGACCAGTTCTTTGCAAGTTTAGGTTCACAAGTATCACAGTTCAATGCTACACAGCAAAATGCACAGGCACAGTTTAATGCAGGTCAAACTAATACAGTAAACAGGTTTAACGCTGAACTGAATAATCAACGTGACCAGTTTAATGCCACAAACCAACTTGTAATTGCGCAGTCAAATGCACAGTGGCGTAGGCAAATTGCAACTGCAGATACTGCAGCAGTTAATCGTGCTAATGAATTAAATGCTAATGCTATTTTGGATATTAGTAAAACTGCATACAATAATTTGTGGAATTTTTATGGCGATACAATGGAATGGGCATGGAAATCTGCTAACAATGAACTAGATAGAATGAATAATCTTGCTATGGCACAGTTGGGTGCTGACGCAACCCTCGCTGCTCAGAAGTCAGCATCTTCATCATCTGCGGGTAGTGCTTTAGGAAGTCTTTTAGGTACATTAGGTTCAGCGGCTATAAGCAAAGGAATTTTTGGGTGTTGGGTTGCACGTGAAGTTTATGGTCAAGAAGATTACACATGGTTACTATTTAGAAATTGGTTGTTTAATAAAGCACCTAAATGGTTCCGTAAACTTTATATAAGTAAGGGTGAATCATTTGCTAAATACATTAGCAATAAACCGCTACTCAAAAAAGCAATTAAGTTCGCTATGAATAGCGTCATAAAAGATTATAAGATGGAGTATAAACGTGCCAATCACTAATCCTGCACCAATAATGTATACAAATATGGCAAAGGCAGCAGACGCTATGAATGAACAGCGTCAGCCTACCACTAAAAATAAAGGTCTTTTATCATCAACAAAAAGGGTGACAAATGAACCTAAAGCTGGTAAACTAAAGTCTGGTGATATTGCCATGCTTTATTTTGACTCAATACGTAGAAAGCGCAAGGAAATTCAGGATGGATGAAGAAGTAATGTTGGATGGTCCTATTCCGGGTCAATCTTTAACAGCAGAACTGGGCGCAAGGCCGTGGCAACAACCTTCACAGTATGCTACTGTAGAAGAAGCCATTGATTATTATGTAACACGTATAGAATCAGAAGAAGTAACGACACAACTTCTTGATGTTCTTGAGATGGGTGTGCCGGTTACTACTGTAGCTAACGCTATGCAATCATCTAGTGTTATGGAAGGTAAACATACTGTTGACGTAGGTATGCTTGTATTGCCTGTAATTATTGAGTTAATTAGTCTAATTGCAGACTCAGCTAAAATTAAATACACATCAGGCTTAGAAGGTGACGACAGAGTTCGTGGTTCTTTGGTGGATAAAGCTGTTATGAAATTAAAGGCTAAAAGAAATGAAGAAGAAGCAGAAGAAGAAGAAGAACCAGAGAATGAAATGTTAATTGAAGAAATGAAAACTGCCGCAGATGAACGTGCAGGCGGTTTAATGGCACGGAGAAACTAATATGGGTTTGTTTGGTCTTGGTGATTTTGGTACAGGTTTTGTTGAAGGTTTTGCTAAATCTGCAAATGAGGCTCTTAAAGAGGACTTAAAAAAAGTTGATTTAAGGGTTGAAAAGGTTGCGGAAGCAAAGCTAAAACGTGCGCTTAAACAACAAGAAGAACGTGAAGAAGAATTTAAAGATATTGAAGAGGCTTTAGAGCAAGGCAGGGCTTTGTTTGGCATGGATGATCCACGTTCCGCTGAATACGCTGCGGGATTACTAAAAGAACAGGGTAATTTATCATCTTACAAAAGTCTTATTGCCCAACTAAAAGAACAAACAAAAAATAGCACAATTAATCTTTCTGAATTTATTAAAAGAGCAGAAGTAGATTCGCCTATAGGAACAATTACAGATTATGCAAAAGCGTTTCAAGGAGCGGCAAAAACTCTTCCAGATTATAAATTACCAGATGATGTTGAAACTGCAGGTGCGGGTAGCTTACTTAGTGCTATTGGTTTAGATCAAGACGTTAGTGGTCAGATAAAAACAAGAGTATCTGAGCAACTTGCCGCTGAAGGAATAACTGCAGAAGAATTACCTAATATTGATTTACCTACACTAGCCTTTGATATGGAAGGTGTAAGAATGTTTAATATGACTCCTTCTGAAAGAGTTACATACATTAAACAAGAATTAGCAAGGCCGGGTAATACAGAAGAACGTATAGCAGAATTAAGGGAAGACCTTAGTGCGGGATTACTTGCTGCAAAAGAAACAGGAGATGATGCTACACAACTTAATAGCATAGATATGCAATTAGGATATGAAAAAGACCCAATAAAAATAGCTGAATTACAGTCACAAAGAAAAGTTGTAGACAGGAGTATAAAACTTAAATCTGCTACAAACGAAAAAGACAGATTGTTGCTAAAATCTGGTTTTGCGGCAGAAGATGGTGATGCTGAAAATGCAGTGATCTTAGCAAGAAAAGCAGAAGACTTTGGCACATCTGGTCCTTTGCTACCTGAAGTTCTTAAAAGACTTCAAGACGATAATATGCGTAGAATTTCTGACCATCGTAATACTGGTGGGCAATCAGGTTACGCAGCGGATAGTGATGAGGCTAAAGCAGCGCAAGAACAGATCAATGCACTGAAACAAACAATTTCTAGTACTAAAGGTGCTGAAGAGTTAGATAATGCTACATATACATCTGCTTTAAGTACACAATCGACATCGTTAAAACTAGCGGTTGATAATAGCGATTTAAAAACTTATGTTGAAATAGACCCTATTACAAAAATGCCGAAATTTAAAGAGGGGATATCAGAAGATATAAAAGCTGCGAAGAAAGAAGAGTTGAAAACATTACGAACTAAGGTAGTTAACGACTTAATTAACACGTTCCCCATAGGAAGTAAATCAGCAATTGCACACACTGCAGTTAAAAATAATCTTATTCGTGCAGGAGTTATAAATGCTGATGATTTATCTACGCAAGATAACCAGCAACCAAAAAATGAAACATCAAGAACGCCTGTAAAAACTGTTACACCCTCTGGTGATGCAGTTGAAGAAGTTGTTTATGAAGATGGCAGTAAACAACTGGTTATTGCTGGTACAAACACACCTATCAATGAACAAAAACAAAAAACGGATAACAAATTAACTTCTCTTTATCCTGCTGTAACAGAAGATGGTAACGTAGACACTGTTAGTGCTAATAAAATGGCAGATGACATGATAAATAGTAAATCAACAGATACAACAGAAGAAATACAAAAAGAGCTAACTCAGTCTGGATATTCAAAGGATTACATAAAGATAGTTGTAGACAAAGTGTTGGCTGCTAGAAAACAGGGTCAACCAGAAACAAAGGTTGATACAGATATAATATACAAGTTTATTACAGAAAAAAGTTATGGAACTTCTGCTGCTAGAAAAGATGCTGTTATAAGAGATATAGCAAGAGAAAGTAATGTGAGCATTGAAGTTGCTACAAAACTATATGAAGATGCTATTGCAGCTAACCCACCAAAAGCAGAGCCTGAAGAAACTGTTGCAAATAGAAGTGGTAGGGGTAGAAATAGAAGTAGAACAGGAAGTGCAGGATTAGCGTCTGGTGGATTAATGTCAAGGAAATAATATGAGCAGCTTTTTTTCTAAATTTAAAGAAGAAGATGAGGACATATTAATAGATACAACACCCGTTATATCGGATTCTTCTCCTGTTCTTGAAGCTAAAACAACTAATAGTTTTTTTGCGTCTTTTAAAGATGAGGATGAACTGGTTTCAGAAGCACCTGAAAATCCTGTAAAAACGGTAGGCGACAGAGAAAATATAGAAAAGAATAGTGCAGTACGTCAAGCTGCCGTAAGGTTTATGCGTGATAAACATGGCGTAACAGACGTTGACGAAGATGAAGCGATGGATGAGTTTATAGAACATTTCCGTCAATTTAACGTAAATGAAATGACTGCCGCAGGAGATTTTAATTATGTATCTGCTCTTGCAGCAGATGCAACAGGTAAAACTAATTTAGATTCTACTCGTAGAGAAAAAGCAAAACAAAAACTTGCTGATTATAGATTACTATATACTACATTTCAAGACTTACCCTCTTTTACGGGCGGCATAGGCCAAACTATAGGCGATTATGCTGGTGGTATTTTAACCGCCCCTTCTACATACTTAGGGTTACTGCTTCCCGGTGCCGGTAAAGCTGGGGGTATAGCAGCTACTTCTGCAGCAAAAGCTGCTACGCAAAGCGTGCTAACAAACGCATTTAAAGCCCTAGTTCCATCTAATGTAATTAAACAAGCAGCTGCTCGTCCTGTTTTAACTGCAGCTGTAGTAGAAGGCGCAGCAGGTGCTGCACAGAATATTGCTGCGCAAAAAACAGAACAAGAAATAAATCTACGTGACGATTATAGCTTTAAAGAAACTGCTGCTGCAGGTGTTCTTAGTGCTGCTATGCCTGCTGCTGTTGGCGTATACCAAACTAAAAAATTAGCACAAAAAGCAATAGAAAGTAAAACAGGTGACTTACTAGGAGAGGCGCAAAAATCTATTCTCGCAAAAAATGAAAAGGCCGAAAAACTTGCGGAAGAAACTCTAAAGAAAAATAAACTAAATAAAAAGATAGCAAAAGAGTTAAGTTCAACACTTAGGCCATTAGACCCAAAACAAGTTGCTGCTGGTAAAGTTGTTAGAGAAGACTTGGGTGAGCAAGTTGGTCTAGGTGTAACAGATGATGTAACAGGTTTGGCTAAAACTCTTGGTGCAAAAGAAGAAGACGTATTAGCACAAGCACCAGACTTTGTATTATCTCTTGATGAAGGACACACAAAAAGAATATTTGCAGCAGTAACAGAACTAATGGCTAAATCCGGTAAAGGTTTAGAAGAAGGTGAACGTGTTACCGAAGCCGTTGCACGTGTGATGAAAAGTGATAAAATTAAAGATAACGATTTTGCTATCAAGCTGTTTGAAAAGTACAATATAACTGGTGATGATTTTGCTAATCTGTTTATGGCAGATATTTCTGATGCTGCTCGTAAACTGCAATCAGCAGGTGAAGCCAGAAAAGTATTTAGACGATTAAATGCAGCTGCCGGTAATGATATTTTTGAGTTAGCAGGTCAAACAAAAGAACTTTTAGAAAAAGCAACCAAAGATGTTGAAAAGGGTGACTTACGTTCAGGATTGGATTCTCTTGGTGTGGCTACTAAAGAACAATTAAAAAGAGCAGAAACCACTCGTGCTGGTCAATTGATGGACAGCCTAAGAAAAGCAGACGAACTAAGGCGTTCAGCTATGACATCACAAGTTGCTACAACAATGCGTAATATGTTTTCTGGATACGCTCGTGTAGGTATTGATACGGCAACTAAAGCATTGGATAGAGGAACCAGTCGTTTTGTTTACGAAGCTACTGGTGGAAAGTATGGATTTAAAACAATAAATGCACAAGATGGGATAGGAGGTGACACTCTTTCTGTTTTGTTTGGTGTTATGAATCAAAAAGAAGCACAAGCAGTAGAGGCCATGTTTAAGGAAGGCTTCTCTGCAAAGGCTACTTCTATGTTTAGAGAATTGCAAGACGTTATAGAATCTGGTGTGCCGGGTTCAGCTAAAACAAGCAAGTTACGTGCAATAGGTAGAGAACTAAATGCCTTAAACACGGCTTCAGATAACTTATTTAAACGTGCTGCTTTTGTTGGAAATCTTAAAAGACAATTAAATGAAATGTATTCTAAAAAAGTACGGGCGGGTGAAGCAGTAAATATAGAGGATTTTAATTTATCAAAAATTATTAAAGAAGGTAAATTTAAGACCGTTTTTGGAACAGAAGCTGGTAAAAAAGCACTAAACACGGCTATAGATGAAGCCTTGTATTTTACGTACCAAAGAAGCCCAACTGGTCCTGCTGGTAAAGGACTAATTGGATTAGCAAATAGCGTACCCTTTGTTACATCTTCATTTATTCCTTTCCCTAGATTTATAGCAAACGCTTTACGATTTACCTACGAATATTCTCCTGTATATTTAGTAGAAGGCACGTTTAAATCTCTTGTAAAAGATTCAAATAACTATGAAGAAATGTCAAAAGCACTAATAGGAACAGCAGGTTTATATGGTGCTATGGCTCTTAGAGATAGCGAATATGCTGGAGAAAAATGGTACGAAGGTCGTATGCCTGATGGCACTACATTTGATATGCGTCCTTTCTTTCCTGCAGCACCCTTTTTATGGGCTGCGGATATTATTAACAGAGTAAAAAAAGGTGATCCAATTGTAGGTGACACAAGTTTTTGGACAGAGGGTTTACAAGCACTTTCTGGAACACAATTCCGTGCTGGTTTTGGGTTGTATGCACTAGATAAAGCAGCCGCTGATATGGCAAGTGCAAAAGACAGCCCAGAAGCATTACAGAAAATTGGTATTAATATGGCTACTAATATTATAAATACATATTCCATACCTCTTACTTTAGGTCAAGATTTATACAATACTTTCTATGCGCCAGATGATGAAAGAATTGTAAGAGAAAGTGATTCTTCAGACATGATGACTTATGGTATAAGTAGAATTTTATCACGTGTACCCGGAAACATAGCAATAGAAGATATGTTAGCAAAGACATTTCCCGGAAAAATTAAAGCGAGAGATTTATATGAGCCAGCAACTAGAGAGGGTGTTGTTCGTAGGACTACTCCTTTATCAAGACAAACTATGGGTATTTTAAAACAAGAAAGAAAAAATTGGTTTGAAAAAGAATTAGACAATTTAAAAATTTCTAAAAAAATTGTAAGCAGCAAAACTGGTGTGCCTGAAGCAGACTTTTTGTTAGACCAATTTATGGGTGAATATATAGAAGACTATGTTGTACCTACTCTTAAAAATGATCCAGAATATACAGGGAAATCAAGAGAATTTAAAAAAGAAATGATTAGAAATGCAATTCAAGATTATAAAAATGACATTGTTGATATAGTTAAAGCTAGAGCAAAGACAGCTAAAGGTGATACAGAACTTAAATCTAGGTACGGTTTCAATCCTATGGAAGCTATGGAATTTAAGAATCTACCTAAGTTTGCTCAAGAAGGTGCATATAATGAGTACCATAGACTACATGGTGTTCCAGAAAAAGGTGCGGCAGGATACAACTATGAAGAGTTAATTTTCTACGGTAACTATTTAAAAGAAAGAGGACCAAGAGAAAGTGGAAGATAGACTAAAAAAGGGGGCAATTAAGCCCCCTCTTTCATAACAGATTAGTAACCCATATCATGACAAAACTATTACTACCTGTTATCTCCACTGCCGCCTAGCATACCCCTAGACTGTCTATCAGCAAGTT